GAGGCCACTGAGGACGAGGTTGAAGAAGAGACCACTGAGGACGAGGTTGAAGAAGAGGCGGTTGCAGTAGAAGAGCCAAAATCTAAGAAAAAGCCAATGGTTCCCAAGGCGCGCCTCGACGAAGTACTCGCTAAGCAGAAAGCCTTACAAAAACAATTGGATGATATTAATGCTGCAACTGAAAAATCGTCTGAAGCCCCAGAAGAGTATGACTTTGACGCAAAAGAAGTCGAATACCAGAACATGGTACTGGACGGTGAAACAGACAAGGCCGTTGGTCTCAGACGTGAAATCAGGAAAGCTGAAAGAGCCACGTTAGAGTTTGAAATGCGCGCGGAAATGAATCAAACAGTCAGCCAAGACCGCCAAATGAACGCCCTTCAGCAAGCTGCTAATGCAATGGAAGAGGCGTACCCCGTGTTTAGTCGGGATAGCGAAGACTACAACGAGGACATGACTAACGAAGTCGTCGAATTACGTGATGCTTTCATCTTAAAGGGCTATGAAGCGGTTGATGCGCTGTCTAAAGCAGTCAGATACGTTGTTAAGGACAATGACCTTGATGAAGCGCAAGAAAGTGCGCCAAGTCTAGCGGGGAAAGCGCAGAAAAGTGATGAGTTGGCAAAGAAACGCTCGCAAATCAGTAAAAAGCTTAAAGCAGCGGAGTCTCAACCCCCCGAACTCCCAGGCGAAAGCTCATCAACCCACGGCGAGAAGACGCTTGACCTCTCTTCTATGACAGAAGAAGAGTTCGACGCGCTCCCTGAAGCTACATTAAAGCGCCTACGCGGCGATACGTTCTAAAGAGGTAATTATGGCAGCTGAAAAAGACCCACGACTAGCCCGTGCAGGAGTATCGGGCTTTAACAAACCAAAAAGGACGCCGAGCCACCCTAAAAAGTCGCATGTTGTCGTGGCTAAAGAAGGCAGCACGGTTAAAACCATCCGTTTTGGGGAGCAGGGCGCGTCCACTGCTGGAGCACCAAAAGCAGGCGAGACAGATAAGATGAAAGCCAAACGTAAAAGCTTTAAAGCACGACATGGTAGGAATATTTCTAAGGGAAAGATGTCAGCTGCGTACTGGGCCGATAAGGTTAAGTGGTAATCGTGTGAAGCAGCTAGTTTTTGCGCTTATCGTGTCCGTCAACGGCGAGATAGACGCCAAAGCTACGAGCTATTGGGCGTCTGTTCAGCGTTGTAGGTACTTTGCAACTGAGCTAACCATACAGGGGACGCGCCGCAAATATGTTACGCCAGTGTTCGCTTATTGCTTGCCTAAGTATGTCAACCCTGACACCACACTAATACATACTTAGTTGTTGCATAATAATAATACCTGTACTAATATAACAATACGTTTATCACTACGACATGTGGTCGCCCCGTAGGCGTAAAAACCGTACCCCCCGCCTGTACTAGGCGTAAAACCTTCCGAGGCCGCCCCTCGTTAATCAACGCTAAACGTTCTTCTACACGATAGTAGGAAACGGATTAGCCGCTCCTGAAAAGTCGGCTGCTTATATTAGTGGCACTAATGCCGCTAGTAATTATCTAACTTTATTAGGAGCCAATCATGGCTACAACAAATTTCGGTACGCTTTCGGGCGACCAACTCCAAACTTGGAGTCGCGACTTCTGGAAAGTAGCTCGCAACCAATCTTTCATTAACCAGTTTGCTGGTAGCGGTTCAAACGCTATGGTTCAGCGTGTTACTGAATTAACTAAAAACCAAAAAGGCACCAAAGCCAACATCACTTTGCTAGCCGACATGACCGGCGACGGCATCACTGGCGATAACACGTTGGAAGGCAATGAAGAAGCCTTGCGCGCGTATGACATCACCATTGAGCTAGACCAGTTACGTTTTGCTAACCGTATGGCCGGTCGTATGACTGATCAGAAGACTGTTGTTAACTTCCGCGAGCAATCTCGTGATGCACTTGCTTATGCAATTGCTGACCGCTGTGACCAGCTAGCGTTCTTAACCATGTCTGGTGTTGCTTACAGTAACAAAAACAACGGTGCTCTTCGTATTGCTAACGCTTCTGCTGGCCATGATCTTATCGATCTAGAGTTTGCTTCTGACGTTTCTGCTCCTTCGGCTAACCGTCACCGTCGTTGGGATGCAACCAGCGGTCTATTAGCTGGCGACACTACTGCTGTCATTGCTGCTGATAAGCTCAGCTACGAGACTATCGTAGAGTTGAAGGCATATGCTAAAGACAACTACATCCGTGGTATTCGTGGTGCTGGTAACCAAGAAACTTTCCACATGTTTGTAACTCCGCAGCAAATGGCTTCTTTAAAGCTCGATGCAAACTTCCTAGCTAACGTTCGTAACGCAGGTGTACGCGGAACCACTAACAGCCTGTTCTCTGGTTCTTCGTCGCTGATGGTTGACGGTGTAATGATCCATGAGTTCCGACATGTGTTTAACACTTCAGGTGCTACTTCTGGTGCTTCTGGCAACGCTGGAGCCGCCGGCTACAAGTGGGGCGCAGGCGCTAACATCAATGGAGCACGCGCTCTGTTCTGTGGTGCTCAAGCCCTTGCAATGGCTGACATTGGTCTGCCTGAGATGGTTGAAGATACTTTCGACTACGGTAACCAGTCTGGTATTTCAGTAGGTAAGATCTTCGGTCTCCGTAAGCCTAAGTACAACAGCGATATCACTAGCACTGTTGAAGACTTCGGCGTTATTGCACTAGACACAGCTTACTAAGAACACAGCCCCTCTTCGGGGGGGCAAACTTTTTTCATAAGGAAAATTATTTATGGCAACTCTATACACATCGGGTTCAGTGCTGGGTAACAGCGCATTCAAACCCTCTCCCCAAGGCAACATGGGTGTCCGTTCTGCTACCTTCGCAGCCGGCGCTCTTGTTGTAAACGATGTAATTCAAATGTGCGACGTTTTCAAAGGTGAAACCGTTGTCGGTGTAGTTATCACTACTACTGATCTCGACACTGGTGGATCTCCAGCGATTGTTCTCGATACTGGATATGGCGGCGCAACGGCTGCTTTGATCGATGGTTCTACTATCGGCCAAGCTGGCGGTACTGCGAGTTCTTTCGCTGTTGGTAACGCAACTCATGGTTCGGCTGCTGTCTCGCCTGTCGTGTTTGCTGCTGATGACACTATCGATATCTTGGTTCAAGTAGCTCCTCAGACGACTGCTGCTGGCACCATAACTATGTATCTTTTCGTCGCATAGTAAAGTGACATATTCGTAGCCCCCTTAACGGGGGGCTATTAATTAATTAAGTAAGTAAGTAAGGATAGTGTAATGGCATTCTTTGGATTATTTAACAGAAAGCGCCCGACTTCAAATGCTAAAGCAGAGGCCAGAGAGGCCGTTGTAAGGCGAAAGACTCAGCTTGCTAATAGAGCTAAGGCCAAAAAGCTCGCGGATGAAAGAGCTAAGAGCAAAATAAAACCGAATTTCAAGAAGCAAAAACCCGAGACCGTAGGAGCAGGCGTCAATCTTAGAAAGACAAGTAATGATGCAAAAAAGGCAGATGCTAATGCTCGCGTTATACGCGCTGCGGAGAATCAAAAAAAGGCTTCCGTTAAGTCAGCGACAGTTGTTAAAACACCACCTAAGAAAAAAAATACAAAGCAGCCACCACCTAGAAAACCGTCTTGGAGAGATTTCAAATCGGTAGGCGCAGCTAAAAAGGCTGGCTACAAAAGCTATATGGGTAAAGATGGTAAGGAAAAAGCTGCGGTATTCCGTGAAGAGCTTGGCGTAGGAACCACTAGTGGCAATGCAAAAAAGAGACTAACCGCAGAGCTTAATAAGAGAAGGAAGAAAGCTAAGGGCGTCCCTAAAATAAGAGTCGGAAAGATAAAGAAGCCGTACTAATTCTAAAAACTAACATTGGAAAATAGGAATTAATCATGAAGATTGTAAGTGAAACAGCATTACGTGTTGCGACTCTAAGTGGGGCAGTAGTACTTTTTGAAGCGGGTGTCCCGCGTGATGTCTCTGACAGTATCGGTCATGTCGCACTGACACTGGGCGCAAAGGAATACAAGAAAAAAGAAGCTGGAAAAGTAATCTCTGAAGAAGTGAGCGTAGAAGAAGTAGTTCAAGATCCCACGCAAGAGCCGTCGACGCTGTTAGTCACGGTTCTAGAAAAGATGATGGATGAGGGCGACCCAACTAACTTCAAAGCTGACGGATACCCAAAAGCTTCAGCTGTAAATAAAGTAATGGGCGAGACCGTCGGTACGGATCAACGGGAAGCCGCTTGGGAATCAATACTAAACTCATAGGTTAATATCATGGCTGTAACAGTACAAAGTGTAATAGATAGGGTTCAAACGGTTATTCAAGACACCACCGGCGTCAGATGGCCAGTCGTAGCGGAACTAGTCTTATGGATTAATGACGCGCAGCGCGAGGTTGCCCTACTTAAACCAGATGCAAGCGCGTCGAACACCACGATTACTTTGGCTACTGGTACTAAGCAGGACATTCCTAGCGCAGGAAATCGGTTACTAAAGGTTGTCAGAAATATGTCAGCGGCAAGTGGCGGAACTGGCAAACGCGCAGTAAGGCTTGTAAATAGAGAAGTGCTTGATGGGCAGAGCCCTGATTGGCACGACCCTACTGTGTCCGGTGACGCGGCTCATACCAATATCATCAAGCATTATAT